TAACTAATCAAGACCCAAATCAACTTACTTTTGATTTCTTAGATGAAGCTACACAGAAAAAGTCACTTAAACAGCTTGATCTAATTGTAGATTACCTTTATTCTATTAATAATAAATTAGATAAAATTTTAAATCGTGACAAACATTCTATCTGTAAATAAAGAATCTTTTGTTCAAAAATTTCTTTTACCTATCAGTAAATTAACTGATAATGTTTCTATTACTATTAATGGTAGTAATATTTTTGCTACTTGTGCGTCTCAAGACGGTTCAGTTGTTTTATTAGCAAATTATAACACTGATATAGAAATTAAAAGTATACCTCGAATTAATTTACCCGATGTTAAAAAATTTGTAAGACTTTTAGACTGTATTGAGGTGAACGATATTGTACTTACAATTAATGACAATTGTCTCAAATATACAACACCGTCGTTTAAATTCAATTACTTCTTGCTAGAGGATAACTATATGCAAAGATGTCCAGTGAACCCGGACAAAATTAATAGTTTAAAATATGACACAGCATTTATTTTACCTATAACTAAGTTTAATGAAGTATTAAAGGGTAGCTCTATTGCTACCGATTCTGATAAAATTTATTTTTATACTAAAGATGGTAATGTATATTGTGAGCTAAACGATCTTGAAAGACAGAATATTAACAATATTACATATCTTGTAACCGACAAATATGTAGGTGAAAATATTAAAACGACCTTGCCCTTAAATCTGGAAAATATACGACTACTTGCTGGGGCTAAATGTAATGAGTTTACTGTTAAAATTAATAACGAACTTAAAGTAACTTTATTTCAAATAGAAGAAAAAGATATTAATATAAAATTTATTATTTCTGCTCTTGTAAAATAACATATAACAGTATAAATTTTAATATGTCAAATAAGTTATCAACATTAGGTTATATACTCAAACGTTTGAGAGATTCAGGTTACTATGCTCATAAAATTTTTACTGAATATAATGACGCCGATCCCCGTGCTTGGACAATTATAATTGACCCGGGTATTACTTCTGTATTTTGCACTTGCTTTATCAATCAACCTTTTTATGGCGATTCTTATTTTGAATTATCTGATGGAGATCAAAGAATACCTGGTCGCTTAAAGCTTTCTACTTCTTCTTTTGAAGTACTTGTTGAACATCTTGTCAAATTTAATATTAACAATAAAGCACCCGGGTACAATAAAAGAATTAATAAGTAATAGTATGGCCAACGAAAAAAATAAAAAAAAAGGGCCTAAAAAAATTAGTACTCGGAAAAGAAAAACTTCTGTAACAGAACTAAGTGGCATTAATCCCTCTGAAGCGCTTATAACTCAAGAACAAGCACTTCAAGTTGAGGATGTTATTAAACAGGCATTTTTGCGGTTTTACGATAATGCTACAGTCAAGCAACATAAAGTAAAAGATCTCGAACATTTAGATAACATTGTAGGAGAATTTTTAAAAGCTTTTATGATCTTAGGGTATGATTTAAACGGTGAAAAGGTATGTATAATGCACGCTGTTAACCCTCACGATAGAGACGCACTTATTGAACATTTAAGAACAACTTTGCTTGGTATTATAAATAGTAACGGTTAAATAATTTAATCGTGCTAAAAAAAATAGAAGAAGAAATAATAGAACCAATTGACGAGTCTCAGTATTATCGAGGCGATAAAAATGTCCCGAAGGAAGACGCTCAGTTTGAGTGGTCTCCTAAGATGGTTAAGGAGCTTAAAAAATGTAAAGAGGGTATTATCCATTTTGCTGAAAGTCATTTTTATATTGTAAATCTTGATCTAGGTAAAATAAAAATCGAACTTTATAAAGCCCAAAAACGTGCATTAAAATCTTTAGCAGACAATCGGTTTGTCTGTGTATTAGCCTCACGTCAATGCGGTAAAACAACTATTAGTACGATTTACGCCCTTTGGAATACTTGTTTTTTTGACGACCAAAGAGTTATTATTGTAGCTAATAAAGAATCTACAGCAATTAACATTTTTAAGCGTATTCGAATGGCTTATGAAATGCTTCCTAATTACCTCAAACCCGGAGTTAAAGAATACGGTAAGACTGGTGTAACATTTGCAAACGGTTCTAGTATTGGTATCTCTACTACAACATCAACAGCAGCTCGTGGCGACACTGCATCAATCCTAATTATTGATGAAGCAGCCTTTATTGATGTTCATTTTATGGATGAGTTTTGGAAATCTGTTATACCTATTGTCTCTTCAGGTAAAAAGACTAAAATTTTTATGGTTAGTACTCCTAACGGTACAGGTAATAAATTTTACGAAATTTATTCAGGAGCTGAAAAAGGTGATAATGGTTGGAGGGCAGAACGTATTGACTGGTGGGATGTACCAGGTAGAGGAGAAAAATGGCGCAAACAAATGGTTGCCGCTCTAGGATCAGATGAAGCATTTCAACAAGAGTTTGGCAATACTTTTCTTGACCCTGGTAATTCTGCAGTTGGGGCGTCTGTGCTTGAAAGATTTAAAGAAAATAAAAAGCCCTCTATCTATACAAGTAATGAAGGATCTTATAAAGTATTTGAAGTGCCAGATACATCCCATTTATATGCAATAGGTGTTGACGTAGGAGAAGGTATCGGAAGAGCAGCATCTGTAGCTCAAGTTCTTGATATTACAGATTTAACTAATATTAGACAAGTAGCCGTATATGGAACCAATCTTGTTGAACCGTATCATTATGCAAATAAATTAATAAATCTTTGTTCTCAATGGGGCAACCCGCCTTTATTAGTTGAAAGAAATAATTGCGGGGCTCAAGTTATAGATGCACTCTTTCATAAACATATGTACGAAAGAATTGTGTCGTGTTCAAAATTAGCTAATACGGGTTCATTTTCAAACACTAGACACCTTGGTGTTCTTTCTCATAATAACTTACGATTTGCAGGAGTAGCAAATATGCGATACTGGGTCAATTTTTTACAAACAGTACACGTTAATGATATTGAAACAATAAAAGAGTTTGAAACGTTTATTCGTTACCCAAACGGTACTTATAGAAAAAAAAGCGACCTATTTTATGATGATCGAATTATGGCTTTAGTATGGGGGTTGTTTATTTTAGAACCCGAAATATGTCAACAATATTTTAATATTGATGAGTATGATGAGCAAAATAAACCTTTAAAAATATCTGATAACGGGTATTTCGAAATCGATAACAGCCTTTATAAAATAAAAGATTTAAATACTAATACAAATACTTCTATTTTTGAAGGTACCGATAATACGGAAAAATACGTGCCTTTAATATCTGAACAAGATTATGAAAAAATTATAGACAGTAATGATTACACCGATTTAATAAATAATGGATGGAAGTCTTTAATATAATATGACAGATCTTTGCGACACACCACAACCTACAGAACAATCTGCGCTTAATCGTTTAGGTAAAGATAAATTTATTTTAGTTTTAAATTTACCTCAAATACTTCGTAAACGTTCTGATAATGATAAATTGCTCGATTTAAACCCTTTACAAATTAGTATATTTGGAGCTGTGGTTCCCCCTATTCAGGTACCACCTGTCGAAGTTAGATTTGGCGGTCAGTCTTACAATGTATCAAGTTTTAACCGTCCAAATTATCCACCCTTAACTACTAAATTTGTTGTAGATAATAATTTTCGTAATTATTGGGTTTTATGGAAATGGTTAGAGGTTTTAAACGATCCTAAAAATAGTGTATACACCGGCACAGATCCAAAGTTAGAAACATATAAAGATCGTATAAATTCCGGACAAGCAGAATATCAAACTAATCTTTCTGTACTAGGTTTAAATGAATACAATCAACAAACCATTGAATTTATATACTATAATGCGTTTATTACTAATTTAGGGGGAATTGAATATAACTATAGAGACCCTGAAGTTATTGAATCTACTGTAGAATTTCAATTTAGTCAGCTGGATGTTAAATTATTAACTTAAAAAAAATACCATAAAAAGCATAAATAATAATACAAGATTATGGCACGTTCAATTAATTCACCAGGTGTACAAATAGTAGAGACAGATTTATCTAACTATCAACAAATCGGTGGCGGCACTGTGGTATATGTTGCAGGTTTTGCTCCTCAAGGACCTACAGATGAAACTTTAGCTATTACATCAGTTTCTGAACTGGAACAAGTGTACGGCATACCTCAAACCGCTGCAGAGAGATATTTTTATCATACTAGCAAACAAATTTTAAACTCACCTGCTACTCTTCTAACTACAAGATTACCATACGGTTCAGGTTTAGGGGACGGGTTTGCAAACAATTATAGTGCATTACTTTTTCCCACTACATCTGGAAGCAATGAGCTACTCTTAGGTGCACCAAAATATATTACACTAACAGAAGAACAATATAATAAAATTGTTCAAGGTGACTTTACATGGAGCACTTTATCGGCTTCTCAAACCACATCAACTACTTTAACAACCCTATCAACTACTACTGCTAATTCAGAAACTTCAGCAGCTGTTTTTGCAAATATACAATTAGCTGATCCATCTCCTGAAACTTTTGCTATAGCTTATAGCGGTTCTAATGTTACATTCACTTTTGAAGTAACTAGCACACAAACAAGGTTTGTAGATTCTTCAGTTGCAGATTTTAATGGTACCACTGTTAATGCCGGTCTTGTTATTTTAAACACAAGTAAAACAGCAATTAATGAACAATACGAAGGTTACTATATATCTATAACTGATAATTCAGAGTTCGGTGCAAATACAAACTTTACAGCAGTTAATAGAATGTATAGCCTTTCATCCTCATCTGATGATCTTGCAAATGACGTATCGTACACTGAAGTACCAAACTCTCGTCTAAGTTTCTCGTTATCAGGCACTAAAGATACTGCCGGTTCAAATTCTATTTCTGAAGTAATTGAAGGTGTAGTAGACTTTCAATTAAATCAAGAGTATTATAACGATGCATTAGTAGTTAATCTTTACAAAGTACGTAATTCAATTTACGAACCACAAAGACTAACATACACTGTAGCAGAAACTTACCTCGGTTCTCTTGATTATAATAAGAAAACACTTGCACCAATTGGTGGCATACAACAATCGTTTTTCTTAGAAACTGTTGTTAATCAGAAATCAAATAACCTTAAAGTATTAGTTAATCCAAATATTTCTAAAAAATTAAACTGGAGCAGTAAAACAGCAAACGCTCCAAGTTACAATGTAAGAGTTAGCCCAAATGTTAAATCTTTATTCCCTAATAGTGTATTTTTACCTACTTACTATACATCAGCAAATAAACAAATAGGAAATTTACCTAAAAAGATTGAAAGAATTTTAACATTTGTAGAGGCAACAGAAAATATTAATCTCGATGTTATAGTAGATGGTGGTCTTTCCACTATATATGCTAATGCCGAACAATTTGAATATGATGAAGAAAAGTACAACGATCTTTCAGATTTATTAACACCTTCATCAACACCTATAACTAACTTTAAAGTAATATACTCATTGTTTAACAACTTTGTTTCTAATACTAGAAAAGATTGTGTGTTTATTGCAGACCCGTTAAGACAAGTATTTGTCAATGGTGAAAACACTAAAGTTTTATCATTAAAAGACAAGACTTTTTCTGGTAACGTATATACCCCATTAAAAAATCTTTTTGATAGTGCTAACAGTAATTACTCTATTACATATGGTAACTGGGTTAAAGCATATGATCCATTTTCAGATAAACAAGTGTGGTTACCGTTCTCAGGGTTTGCTGCAGCAGCGTACGCACGTACCGATGCAAACACTCAACCATGGATTGCACCAGCTGGTTTAACACGCGGTTTAATTACAGGTATATTAGATCTAGCATTTAATCCAAACCAAAAACAAAGAGACTTCTTATATACACTATCTATTAATCCGGTAGTATTTTTCTCCGGAGATGGTTACGCAATATTTGGTCAAAAGACTCTACAAAATAAACCATCTGCTTTTGATAGAATTAACGTTCGTCGTTTATTCTTAGCCCTTGAAAGAGCTACACAAAATGCATTAAAATACTTTGTATTTGAACCTAATACAGACTTTACACGTACAAGACTTAGAAACACTATTGTACCTATTTTTGAGTTAGCTCGAAATACAGAAGGTTTATATGATTATCTCATTGTATGCGATGAGAGAAATAACACACCCGATGTTATTGATCGTAACGAACTAGCAGTTGACATTTACGTTAAGCCTGTAAAAGCAGCAGAGTTTATCTTAGTGAACTTTATTGCCACTCGTACAGGTCAAAACTTCCAAGAACTTATTTAATAAATAATAATATATGAGCCAAACAATTGCAGATTTTTATACACAGGCGCAATCAAAAGATTTCGCACGTAAGTTTCAATTTAGAATCGGTCAATGGACTGTAGCCGGTGTACAGTTACTTGA